AGGTTTGGTCAGTGTGGGCCTAATATATCACTTAGGGGATGTGACTTGGGTGTCAAAGACGTACAATTGGAGAGATATCAGGCGTGGAGTCTCTTCAGCTAGAATCGTGACCTGATCCGTCTTCATCCCGAGCTTCGTTTTGGTGTGAATCACCACGAAGAATATCGTCGTGTTCGAGGACTTCACCTCACGAGTGATTTCGTGGGTAACGTATCCGAACCGCTGATGTATTAGTTTCGCAATCGCCTTTTTCATAGTGTGTTGAGCACGTTGAGAGTGTCGTATTGGAAGTCGAATCCCGCGACGTATTCAAGAATGCGCTCGAAGGTATCGGTGACGAGATACACCGGGTATTCTGAATGCTGCGAATACACAATCTCACCGAACGCCCGTATGCCGGGGTTAGGATCGAGTATGACAATCGCGAAGCAGTTATGCACCTTGATAACGGCGAATGCCCTATAAGGAGCGTTCTTCTGGGCATGCATTATCTGAACGAGCCAGAATTTGTCGGCGCCCGGTGTGGTGCGCGTGACGCGCTTCATGTAATCCTCTTTGCTCAGAGGTGTAACGATTAGTGGTATCATATTATTGTTGGGTAAAGCATTCGAGGATAAACTTCATGGCGCGGGTTCTGCTGGTCTTGTATTTCTCCTCACTTGTAGCGATATATTGTTCTAGATCGTTTGGAGTTCCTTTGAAGCACCCACAGAATAGTGTAATGGTATTCTCAATGCGAATGGCGTTGAGTTGCCTTCCACATTGGCCATGCCCAGTCCATGAGCATTGTGCGTAATCAACGCCAACTGATTTGCTAAGGTTCGCCCCGCTAAGGTTCGCCTCGCGAAGGTTCGCCCCGATAAGGTCCGCCCCGCTAAGGTTCGCCCCGATAAGGTCCGCCCCGCTAAGGTTCGCCCCGATAAGGTCCGCCCCGCTAAGGTTCGCCCAGCAAAGGTTCGCCCCGCGAAGGTCCGCACTGCTAAGGTTAGCCTCGCGAAGGTTAGCCTCGCGAAGGTTAGCCTCGCGAAGGTCCGCCTCGCGAAGGTTCGCCCCGCGAAGGTTCGCCCCGCTAAGGTTCGCCCCGCTAAGGTCCGCCCTCGTTCCTCCCTTGTTATTCAGCCACAACACGTGGTCTGCTAGTATCTGCTTGATGTTCATAATGGTTAGTATCTGTGATCTGTGGAATCATCCCTTAACCGGCGTGATGAAGGTTGGCTGCTCTGCTTTGAACTCCCTGTGGGCAAGTTCCATCTTGATTTGATTCAGCAGGTAATGGTCCCGCATCGTCAGATCGATGTATTTCTCTGCGGCGCACACTGCCTTGACAAAGTCGGACAGGGTCTTGGTGGGTGTGCGTGCGATTACTGCTTGTGATTCGCCCTGTGTGTTGCATGGGGCTAGTGCTTCTTTAATGCTCATGGTCGTTGTATGTTTCTGTGTTTGTATTATTCGTGTTCTCCGTTGTTGTAGGCGCGTTCTGCGTCTGAGAGGTATCCTTCTTCAGTTGGATAGATCGCTGTATACCACATTGTGCAGGGCTCGGCGTATGCACCGATCGCTTTGAGCGCGGCGTCAGTAGATTCGATGAATGCGTAACATTCATGATCGTATGAGAATAGTGCTCCGATCTCATCGCCATCGTGTACCACGATTAGCATGCTATCGGTTCCGTAATCCTCACCGCGTTGGTCCCACTCTTGTGGGGTGTAGAATATGCGATGTGTTGGTGGGACTCTGAGTCCATGTTCGTTGGCAAGATCGATGATCTTGTTTGCGACTTGTATAGCGAGTGGGCTTAACCCGTCTGGTAGTTCGTGTTTCATTGCCGTTGTGTTATGGTTCTTGTGTAGGTGAGTTATTACCGACGTTTATTGTGTGTAATACGCGTGTAATAATCATGTTGTTATCTATATACTAGTGTTGCGGCAGAATACAATTAAAAGTGACAGATCGGGTGAAGAATGTATCGGGGTTATTGGGAGGTTATTGGTAGCAAGGGGTGCAAGTAATATGCGTCGGTTTTGGTTTGTAAGTAATTGATTATTAATCACTTATGACTTTTCTCTTAGGTGCGTGGTAAATGAAGTTATTAGACCTATTATCATTTTGATCATCTTTGGGACATTTTTAATTATTCGGTGCTTAATGGGACATTATGGCTTTATGGGATGATCGAGTGTGGAATGAGGGTGAATAAAGACCCTTGTTTTATCAAAATGATAATAAGGCCAATAACTTCATTTTTTACTATAGTTTCAGAATGTATATAAGTTATTTAATATCAATGACTTATAAATTATTTCGAACACATATTGCTTGCATGTCTTGCTACCAATAACATGGTAATAATCTTTAGTCAGTTTTATAGGGGCTTGTTGGTCGCTGTGCGATTATCACCTCTGTTTTAAACACTTGTTTAAAAGTATTCGGGTGATGGATTTAAACACTTGTTTAAAACACGTTGGTTACATGTCGTACACAGTTGTGGTCTAACAATGACCCTCGGCCCAGAAAACAATAACACCCGAGCACCTGTGAAGGCACTCGGGTGCATGATGCACGGGCAGATGTTACGCAACGCGCTCTTTTTCGCGGGAGATCCAGCCCTCGTCCTCCATGCGCTTCTGATAGAAGGCATAGATGCGGTACGGGTCCTGCTTCGTTTGCAGGATTTCCGCATTTTCGCCGATTGCGGCTTTCACCTGCTCGAGTGTGAGCACGGGTTCCGCGTCGGGGGTGCATGCACCGTGCACGATGTCCCAACACGCGAGCATCTGTTTCGGGTATTTGTGCGTCGGGTCAATTACGCGTTCATTCACGCGAACGCGATACACGAGACGTCCGTTGCTCACGGGCTCAGGCTCCTGCTCGAGCAAGACGATGAGTGCGCAAAGAGCTTCTTTGATCTCATCAGCCTTCTTGAGTGCGATTGCTTCTCCGATTATTTGTACGATTTGTGTGTTTTTCATATATGTCGTTGTTTGTGTTGCGCAACTTCATTGTTGCGATGTTCGTATTATACCCAAACAGAAATTAAATAAAAATAAAAATGTTTCTCAAAAGTCGTAACTTGTTGCAAATCAACAGGAAATAAATATGATTCTCGCTAATATAGCGGTTGAGTAAAGTTAAGCATTTACATGCTCGCAGTTCTAACGCACCTGAGCCGGTGCACGCGCGTTAATTAACGCGCGATACGCGTAACGTGTGACGCGTACGGATACGTCAGTAGGTTCAGAAGCTTCTGAACTTTCAGAAAGAATCGAAAGTTCGAGATGCACACAGGCCCGTGCGTGATGCGTGACGCGTGAATTGAGGCACGTGCGACGTGTGCCACAGGCGCGTGATGCGTGCGTGAGGGTGCCCGGGGGGGCCTAACGCGCGTGGGTTCTTATGATACCAACCAACCCACAGAACTCCCTTACCTTGGCTCACGGATGTTTATTATTGCCGCGAGATACCCACACCCTATACAACAGACTGAAGTATATTACCAAGTTATTACCATAATAAATGTAAGCAACATTATGTATGTTATTGATAATGAATAACTTATGCAATCGGGTGTTGGTGTTATTATCATTTTGGAAAAAAATCAAGGTGTTGACAAATTTTTTCTAGAGGTAATAACACCAATAACATAATTTCGATTGATTTGTAAGTGATTGATAGTCAAGGACTTATGGCTTATTACTTGCACAGGGTGCTACTAATAACTTGCTAATATGACAAAATGTCCCTAAGACGAAACTTTGTTGTTTACATCGGTCTATTCTGGGTATAGTGTGCCTATAGACAAAGTTTATCGTATGGCAAGACGTAAACAGGATTCAAGAATCCCCACCGTAGAAGAGATCCAAGCGTTCAACAAACGTCGCGAGGAACTGCGTACTGGAGTAGTATCTGCTGAACCGATCAAGGCGCAGGTGATTCGTATTGCTACTCCACCGGTTAGCGAGAAGCCAGTAGACCAAACCCCACAGACCCTGTCCAACGAGGTTAGGAAGATGTCAGTCACTGAGATTCTCGAGCAGAACGATATCAACCCCATCGAGGAGTTACTCGCGATGTATAATGAGAGGGAGGAGGATCCAGACAGCCCGAACTACGGCAAATTCATAATGTCTCGTGGTGAGCGGGTCAGTCTGATGAAGGAGATTATGAAATACCAGCATCCGACCCTCAAAGCGGTGGAGCATAAGGGAGGTGACACGGATCGTAGAATCACTGTCGTCTTGATGATGCCGGATGGGAGTTCGCACAGCCAGAAGGTAGAGCAAAGGGGGAAGGTCATCGATGCCTGAGATCATTCTACCACACGGATACGCCCCGAGAGATTATCAGGAGCCCATCTGGAGCTTCATGATGCAGGATAAGTTGGGCCTGCGTGCGTCACTCGTGTGGCATCGGCGCGGAGGGAAGGACTTGACGAGTATCAATCTCTGTGCGTGTAAGGCGTTTCAACGGGTGGGAACTTATTGGCATGTTCTACCCACCTATAAACAAGGGCGCGCGATCGTGTGGGACGGAATGGATGGTAAAGGTCGTCCGTTCCTAGACGCCTTTCCTTCCGAGATCGTTACCCATAAGAACAACGTTGAGATGCAGGTGACGCTGGCAAATGGATCTAAGTATCGCGTCGTCGGATCTGATAACATCGATACGCTCGTTGGTACGAATCCTGTGGGCGTTATCTTCTCGGAGTATTCTCTACAGGATCCACACGCGTGGGACTATATCCGCCCTATTCTTGCGGAGAACGGAGGGTGGGCGATGTTCATCTTCACTCCTCGTGGACGTAATCACGGATACAAGCTGCATGAGATGGCGAAGTCCAATCCTAATTGGTTCAGTTCGACCCTGTCTGTGACTGACACCGGCGCCGTTACGCAGGATACGATTGATGATGAACGTGCTTCTGGTATGGCGGAGGAATTGATTCAGCAAGAATACTTCTGCTCGTTCGAGGCGCCTCTCGTTGGTGCATACTATGCCACTCAGATGGAGCATGCTATTCGTGAGAATCGAATCACGAAGGTCCCATGGGATCCACTGCTTCCTACCCATACGTTCTGGGACATCGGTATCAGTGACCATACCACAGTGTGGTTCATGCAGGAGTATGGTATGGAGTATCGCTTCATCGACTACTACGCCAATTCAGGTGAGGGACTCACCCACTACGTCAAGATGCTGAGGGAGAAGCCCTACCACTATGGTAAGAACTACGGACCACACGACCTTAAGGTGCGTGAACTGAGCACTGGTAAGACACGTCTGCAGGCCGCCAAGGACATGGGCCTGAACTTCACTGTCGTAGCGAAGCACGAGGTTGCTGATGGTATCGAGGCTGTGCGGAATATCATGCCGCAATGCTGGTTTGATAGCGAGAAATGTGCTAGTGGTATCGAGGCGCTGAAGTCATATCGTAAAGAATGGAACGACGTTATGAAGTGCTACTCCTCTACACCTCTTCATGACTGGGCATCCCACCCTGCTGATGGATTCCGTATGTTTGGTTGGACTGCTAAAGACCGCGCGCGCACGCGTAAGGGAGAGCAACGTCCAGATACAGCTCACGACGATCATGACTACCTCGGCTGAACAAGACCCTGTCCAACGAGCCAAGGAGGTTTATCTCCGTGAGGAGTGTTGTCGCAACTTTGAGGAAGATTTTTGTTTACATTGGAATAATCCACATGCTATAGTGCACAAGGATGAGAGCAATCTCGCCTTTCTACGACCCGTTCACACCTCAGACACGTATGAGCAAATCACCAACCCAGCGTTTAACACACCACACGAACCAAACGCATGGTGGCTCTACTTGCTTGTGGGTGATTTTTGTTTTCTTGCTACTCTGCTTCCTTATCCGCTTCTGTATATCGGGTGGGAACGGATGAATAAACCACGCTTCTATAAACTTAGCCACCTACAACGATGCATTTCGACGGACCCTTCTACTCTCCAGACCTTTTTGGACCAAACGGAAAGTTGACTCGCCTTCATAAAGGCAAGATGCCGAAGCCAACTCCTGCTATGGTCCCAGGAGCTACTGCCACGACTATCGACGTGTCTGCTTCTCGCGATCCTAATCGTCGTAACCGTGGCCAGATTTCAACAATCCTATCTGGTGGACTCACATCGCAGAACCCAACAGGTAGCACTTCAATCTTGGGAGGATAATATGGCAGAAGACAATATCGCTACCGAATGCCTTCGGATCTACAACACTACGAAGAACTTACGTTCTACGTGGGATAGTCAGTTTCAACAGGTCGTAGATTATGTCCGTCCAAATGCGGATTCGTTCACTGGATCTAGAACGCCCGGTGGT